TTCGTTTTCCCCCTCCTGAGTAGGGCCCTGGATTCCAGGGCCCTACAACCCTTTTATATTTAGAAAGGAGTTCTAAACATGGCTGATTTTGTAGACAATGACATTTATGACAACGGGTTAGCCCCTTTGGCCACACTTGTCGAGAATTGTTATATTTGCAGTCAACAACCAACAACTTTCACCGAGGCTTCAGTTACCTACAAGCTCGGAACAAAGGCGAGCCCAACCATTAGCGCCCCACAAGCTGGTGACGTTAGTGGTAGGAAGGTTGTTCAGTCTGCAATTACTGACGGCGTCGTTGATGCCCCCGGAGATGCAAGTCATATGGCTTGGTGCGATAACAGTGCCTCGAAGTTGCTTATGGCATGTGATCTCAGCGCTCCAGTCACAGTTGCAACAGGGATTCCCTGGACTTTGACCGAGATTGACTTCACAATCCCAGCGCCGACCACCTAACAATATGAGTTTGGACAGTGTGTTTGTGGCTAGGGTGCTATATGGTGCCCTAGCCATTTTTCAATCGTAGGAGGTGACCATGGCTCAGTTCGCAAGACCAATTAGTGATACCGCATTAGGTGGTTGGTCGAATCCCACATGGTCTGTGATTGACGAACCAATTGGAAGTTACGATAGTGTGGCATCCATCTCGCCTAATAAAAGCGATGGTACGGTAGTTTGTCAACTTGGATCTATAACAGATCCCATGGTTTCCACGGGGCATATTCTGCATCTTCGCGGCCGTATGGTATATACTGGGTTTAGTTATTTTTATGTTCATTTGTATTGTGGTGCTACGTTAATTAAAACGTGGGAACCATTATTGGAAGCGGAAGCCAATTATAACTATACATTAAGTATAAGTGAAGCGGATGCTATCACAGATTACTCGGATTTGATCGTTCATCTTCAGTTCGATTACTCAACAGGATCGCAAGGACGAGCTTATGTGGACGTCTTTGAGTTTGAAGTTCCTGATGCGGTCTCGACGTATGATCTTGTTGCGGTAGACGTTTTAACTTCGCCAATAGAAATTGATGGCGGTGTTCTGTATACAGAGTTTGATTTGGTATCAGTAGATATTCTTACTGGGCCAATCGCTATCGACACACCTACGCTTGGTCAGGCGTCCAATCTGATATCAGAGGATGTTTCCACTTCACCAATAGAAATCGACGCTGGCACCTTAGATACAATATCGACTCTTGTTGGGGTAAACGTCAGCACAGAACCCATAGAGATCGACGCAGGCACCTTAACTCAACCGTATCAACTAGATGCAGATGATATTTCCACTGGTCCAATAGAAATCGATGCGGGTACGCTAGATACGATATCATCCCTTATTGGGGTAGACGTCAGCACAGAACCCATAGAGATCGATACGCCTACTTTAGGTTGTGTGTCCGCTTTAGTTGGGAGTGATATTTCAACCGCGCCAATAGAAATTGATGCGGGCACGCTAGACACGATATCGGATCTGATTTCCGAGGACGTTTCTACAAGTCCAATAGAGATCGATGCTGGTATCTTAAGCTGCGATTTAGTTTATAGCCTCATCGGCGAAGATATTTCAACTGGTCCTATCGAGATTGATGCTGGCACGTTAGATACTATATCGGACTTGGTAGGTGAAGATATTTCAACTGGTCCTATCGAGATCGACGCGCCTACTTTAGGTTGTGTGTTTGCCCTGGTTGGAAATGATATTTCTACAAGTCCAATAGAGATCGATGCTGGTGTTCTTTACACCGAGTTCGACTTGGTAGGCGAAGATATTTCCACTAGTCCAATAGAAATTGATGCTGGAATCTTGGGTTGTGATGTAGTGTACAGCCTTATTGGTGAAGATGTTTTCACTTCTCCAATAGAGGTTGAAGTCGGCATCTTAGATACCATATCGGACTTGGTAGGCGAAGATATTTCCACTTCACCAATAGAGATCGATGTAGGTACTCTGGGGCAGACATCTAATTTAGTAGCTGAAGATGTTTTCACTTCTCCAATAGAGATCGACGCGGGCATTCTTTACACCGAGTTTGACTTGGTAGGCGAAGATATTTCCACTTCTCCAATAGAGATCGATTCCGGTATGCTAGGACAACTCACATCGTTTGATCTTACCGGGGAAGACGTTTTTACCAGTCCAATAGAAATCGATGCAGGTATTCTCGAATGTAATCCTCTTGCCTATGACCTTATTGGTGTGGACGTTTTTACAAGACCAATAAGGATTGGAAGACCGGTTCTTAACTACGTCGCAACGTTACCACCAAGGAACAGGATCTATGGTATCAAATACCGATCACGTACGATTTATGTTGAAAGTGAGGACCGAGATTTATGAAACTTTTTGATAAGGATCCAGATGACCGTCTCGATTACTTTTGGGACTGGACTGAATGGCTGAATGGCGACACCATAGTATCGGTTGAATTCGTTATTCCAGAAGGACTAACTAAAGAATCACAATCGTTCGATGATAGTACAGTAACACTTTGGCTATCTGGTGGAGTGCTAGGGGAATCGTACGTGGTTCCCTGTACAATTGAAACGGTTGGGAATAGAAGAAAGACAAAATCAGGTGTCTTCATCTTGCAAGACCAATAACCAAAATTGAAAGGAGAAACATGTTAAAAAAGACAATTAAGTATACCGATTATGCTGGTACCGAAAGAACTGAGGACTTTTACTTCAATCTTTCGAAATCAGAGATCACTGAAATGGAGCTATCCATCGAGGGTGGTCTTATGAAAAAGGTTGAAAGGATCGTTCAGTCAGTAAATGGTGCTGAAATCGTAGCACTATTTAAAGAACTAATCCTTTCTTCTTATGGCGAAAAGTCTCCAGATGGACGCTACTTCGAGAAAAGCAAAGAACAAAGCACAAGGTTTTCTCACTCTCCGGCTTACGATCTTTTATTCATGGAGTTAGCTACCGATGCTGACAAAGCAGCAGCTTTTGTTAATGGTATTATCCCCTCAGATCTGTTGGAAGAGCTGGGAGAGGATGCAACTCCTAAGACACCATTAGCCGCTTTAAAAAGCTGAGATAAACTAGAAAGAAGATGTAATAAATGAGACATGGAGGCCAGAGATGTTACAACTAGAAATACCAGATGTTGAAATCTACGATGAAGCTAATCGTACATTCAGTATTCGAAAAGGCAAGGTATTACGTGTCGAACATTCTCTGGTTTCCCTGTCAAAATGGGAGGCAAAATACTGTAAACCGTTCTTATCCGACGATAATAAAACCTTTTCTGAAACGGTCAACTACATAAAATTCATGACCGTGACTCCAAACATTGATTCATCAGTCTATGCTAACGTAGATGGCGAGGTTATTAAAAAAGTTAATGCCTATATAATGGCAAGTATGACCGCGACAACCTTTAAGCGTGGACAGCAGCATAAAATTAATAAGGACATAGTTACATCCGAAGTAATATACTATTGGATGATAACTTTGGGTATTCCGTTTGAATGCCAAAAATGGCACCTTAATAGACTTTTAACACTTATTAATGTGTGTAACATTAAGAATCAGCCTAAAAAGAAGATGACTAAAGCCGCGGCGTTTGCTCAGCAACGTGAACTTAATGCCATGAGAAGAGACCGATTAGGAACTAGAGGTTGAGATGACGATTTTCTTTAAACATCGAGGCGACTTTAAAAAAACTGAAAGGTTTTTAGAAAACGCCAAAAACATGAATGTCGCAGCTATCTTACATAAATATGGCTCCGCGGGAATTTCGGCATTATCAAATGCTACACCGGTCGATACTGGGTTAACTGCCAATTCTTGGAATTACAACATAACATTAGATAGCCGAGGTTATTCCATAGAGTGGTCCAATAGCAACACCAATAAAGGTACGATAATAGCTCTTATCTTGCAATACGGCCATGGTACAGGTACAGGGGGTTGGGTAGAGGGTCGAGACTATATAAACCCTGCCATGAAGCCGATTTTCGATGGATTCGTGCGGGATATACTGAAGGAGGTGTCTAGCTTATGACTGCCGTAGATACCAGAATAGTTGA